ATAATGCAGGAAATGCAAAATCACAATATACTTCTAGCCTTCCATTAAAATCATCAGGATCATTTTCTGGTGCTGAAGGAAAATTATTTGGAGCTGGTGCTAAATTTTATAATCAAATAGATAGTAATATCCAAGGTTTAAATCAGTTAGACTACACCTCATCTATTAAACTTTTAGGTAATAAAGATGATTATAGATTTAATTTGCTAACAGCCCCAGGTCTAAACAATTCAGACCATGCTACGGCAACTAACTTATTAGTTACTACGGCAGAAACACGTCAAGACTGTATAGCAGTTATAGATTTAGATGGATATGGAACACAAATTAATACAATTATTAATGGTGCTTCTGCATTTGATAGTTCATATGCCGCAACATATTGGCCTTGGTTACAAACTATTGATCCAAATACAGCACAGTCTGTTTGGGTACCATCTTCAGCTATGATCCCAGGAGTATATGCTTTTACAGATGCTTCAAGTGATGCATGGTTCGCACCAGCAGGTTTAACAAGAGGTGCTCTTGGAAACGTAACTAAAGCAGAAAGAAAATTAACAACTACAAATAGAGATTCATTATATGAAGCTAATATAAACCCAATTGCTACATTCCCAGGAAGTGGAGTTGTAGTATTTGGACAGAAAACACTACAGAAACGAGCTAGCGCATTAGATCGTGTAAATGTACGTAGATTATTAATTCAACTTAAGAGCTATATATCTCAGGTAGCTGATAACTTAGTATTTGAACAAAACACAATTGCTACAAGAAACACTTTCTTAGCACAAGTGAACCCATACTTAGAATCAGTACAACAAAGACAAGGATTATATGCTTTTAAAGTAGTAATGGATGATACTAATAATACCCCAGATGTAATTGATAGAAATCAATTAGTTGGTCAAGTTTACTTACAACCAACTAGAACGGCTGAATTTATTATGCTAGATTTCAATGTATTACCAACAGGAGCAGTATTTCCTGAATAAAAACAAAAAAATAGAATATTTATAATAAAATAAAAACATAAAATGGCAGTATTAGATCCAAACGAAATATTTTACACGGCATTTGAGCCAAAACAAAAGAATAGATTTATTCTTTATGTTGATGGATTTCCATCTTATATCATGAAAGGTGTAGGAGCCGTATCTGTAAGCCAAGGCTCAGTACCTTTAAACCATATTAACGTACAACGTTTTGTTAAAGGTAAAACAACTTGGAACACAATTGAATTTACATTATTCGATCCTATTACTCCTTCTGGTGCTCAAGCAGTAATGGAATGGGTACGTTTACACCACGAATCAGTAACTGGTCGTGATGGGTATAGTGATTTCTATAAGAAAGACTTAACTGTAAACGTGTTAGGACCTGTAGGTGACATTGTATCAGAATGGATCATCAAAGGAGCAATGATTACAGAAGCTTCATTTGGAGATTATGGTTGGGATCAAGAAAATGCAGCTCAAGAACTTACAATGACAGTTCAACCAGATTACTGTGTATTAAATTTCTAAAATAACCTACCTTTTATTTATAAAAATTGCTTGGCTTCGGTCAAGCTTTTTTTTATATTAATATGTATCAACAAAACAAAACGTTTTAATTAAATAAAGATTATATGAGTGAATTTAAATTCCCAACCGAAGAAATTGAATTACCGTCTAAAGGATTAATATATCCTAAAGATAATCCTCTATCTAGTGGTAAAGTAGAAATAAAATATATGACTGCTAGAGAAGAAGATATTTTAACTAACCAAGCTTATATTCAAAAAGGTATTGTGTTAGATAAACTATTAGAATCAGTAATTATATCTAAAATCAATATTGATGATCTTATCCTAGGTGATAAAAATGCACTTTTAATTGCTACTCGTATTTTAGGATATGGAGGTACATATGAGGTTGAAATTAAGGGAAACATCGAAACCATTGACCTTACAGAATTAGAAAATAAACCATTTGATGAAGATTCTATTACAAAAGGTGTAAATGAGTTTTCTTTTACTCTACCTAGTAGTAGCACTGTTGTTACTTACAAACTTATAACAGGTAAAGATGAAAAAGCTATCGAAAGAGAATTAGCGGGATTAAAAAAGATTAATAAAAATTCTTCACCAGAGTTATCAACAAGATTAAAATATGTAATCACATCAGTTGATGGGGATACAGAAAAAAAGGCAATTAGAGAATTTGTTGATGGTTATTTATTAGCCCGTGATTCCAGAGCATTAAGAGAACATATTAGAGATACACAACCCGATGTGGATCTTAATGTAATTCTAGATTCAGGAGAGGAGGTAAGGGTGCCCATTGGGCTTAACTTTTTTTGGCCTGACGCCTAAAATAGCACCTGAACTTAGAATAAGAATATTCAGACAAATACATCAAATACTTTTCCACGGTAAAGGTGGGTATGACTACGATACCGTGTATAACATGCCCTTATGGCTTCGTAAATTTACATTCAGTGAAATACAAAAATTCTATGATGAGGAAGAAGCATCTTACAAAAACCAACAAAGCTCAGATAAGACTTCATTAATAGGGGCTGATGGTAAAGTAAATGTTCAGCAGTTTAAAAATGTATCTAAAGATTATAAAGGGAAGAGTAGCTATAAATAGTTACTCTTTCTAATATTTATAACAAAATATCTTTATGGCATCCGAACAGGAATTAAATAGAACCAAAGAACAACTTAAAGCACAAGAAGCTATAAATGCTGCAAAGCAAAAGCAAAGGGAACTTGATGCTGATCTTGTTGGTTTATCTTCGAGTTTAGTTGATTCCATTAAAGAAATTCAAGGTATTTCTACAAAAAGGTCCACATTTGACCAAAATTTACTTAAAATTAATAAACAAATTGCAAGTGAAATTTTAGGTCAAAAATCAGGGTTATCTGATATTTCTACTGTTCAAAAACAGATTTCTAAAAATCAAGATTTAATTGAAAAAAGTAAAAGAACAGAAAATGCTATAACTGCAAATCTTAGTAAAAAAGAAAAAGAAGCAGTTAAAGATGCCCAAAAACAAATGGACATAGCTTCTAAAATGTCCAAATATCAGGACCAACAATTAGATCAAGCAGCTAAAACCGGAAAATATAATAAATCGGGAGTAGATTTAGCTGAAAAAATGAAAATTGCAGCCCTTGATAGAATAGCATCAAATAGTGAAGGGTTAAGTCAAGCAGCTAAACAAGCTATATTTACTTCTCAACATACAAAAGAATTAGAAACCCAAAATAAAAAGAGAGAAAAAGAACTTGAAATTTTAGAATCAATAAATGATTCTTTAGGTATAACAGGGGGTTTAACTAAAGCTTTAAGTAAAATCCCAGGTGTGGGAGATAAAGCAGAAAAAGCATTTAGTAATGTATCTGATAGAGTAAAAAATATACAAGAGGAAACGGGAGTACTTCCCGATAGGTTTAAAACTATGGGAATGTTTGCAGGAGAATTTGGAAAAATTTTCATGAAATCCGTAACTGACCCCTTAGTTATTATCACGGCTATAGGAGCAGCAATGCTTAAAAATAATGCTAAGATTACTGAATTTGAAAGAAGCATGGCTATGTCATCATCAGATGCAAAAGCATTTGCCGGTGAATTTAGTAAAATCTCTATTACTTCAGATGATTTAAACACAACCACGGCAAATTTAGTACATAACTTTCATGATATGAGCGCTGCTCTTGGTTTTATGGCTAGATTTTCTAATAATACATTAGAAACTGCTACTAAACTACAATATACTTTAGGAGTTAGTGCAGAATCTGCAGCAAACCTAGCAGGAGCTGCAACTACGGGTAGTGGAGAGTTTGAAGATCAATATAAAAATGCTTTACTTGCCAGTCATGAAGTACAACGCGAATATGGTACTAGGGTTGACATGAGAAAAGTAATGGAACAAACCGGGAAAATATCCGGTATTTTAAGAGCTAATCTTGGGGCCAACATAAAAAGCATGGCGGCCGCCGTTACTAAAGCTACCTTATTTGGTTCTACTTTAGAAGATGTCGCAAATGCAGGTTCAGCACTATTAGATTTTGAATCATCTATTACAAAAGAATTAGAAGCAGAATTACTAACTGGTAAAAATCTCAATTTAGAAAGAGCTAGAGCAGCTGCTTTAGCAGGGGATCAAGTTACCCTAATGGAAGAATTAGGTAGTCAAATGGGCTCACTTAGCGACTTCCAAGACATGAATGTTATACAACAACAAGCATTAGCGGGTGCTATGGGTATGACAGGAGACCAATTAGCTGATATCTTAATGAAACAAGAAATCCAAGGTAGAACAGCTGAACAGTTAAAAGCAGCAGGTAAGGATGAGTTAGCTGCTATGGTAGAAAAACAAAGCGCCCAAGAATCATTTAATGCCGCCGTAGCTCAATTAAAAGGATTATTTGCGGATACAATGAAATTCTTAGACCCTATCTTACAAGGATTTAGTTCTATAGTTAAAGGTGCTATGAGATTTAAAGAAGAAATTGGGTTTGTACTTAAAACCTTTATGAGTATCTATACTATACAAAAATTATTTAACGCTGCATCTTTAATAGCTACAGGTATACAGGAAAGAAGGGTACTTGCTAAAGGTTTAGAACTTGGTTTAGGGGGTCAAATATTAGCTATAATGGGTTTCCAAAATGCCGCTATGGAATATAAATTAGCTAGAGATAAACAAAGTAATGTTTTTGCTGCTATTGGGGTTGCCTTAGAACAAACAAAATTAGGAGCAATTATTGCTACTGGAGCTGGTATGGTAAAAAACATAGCAAAGGGTGCAATAGCTTTAGCCCAACAAGTTGCAACATCAGCTGCTGCCTTAGTAGGAGTATCAGCTACAACCCTTGGTATAGGAACAGCTATAGCTTTAGCAGCGGCTGCCGGTGGTATAGCTTATTTACATTCAATTTCCAAAGCAGATGATATGATGTCACCTGGGGGAGGTGGAGGAGGTTATGGTTCTAGAACTTTAATGGGTCCAGAAGGAGCAATCGCATTAAATAATAGAGATACAGTTATAGCAGGTACAAATTTATTTCCAAAAGAAAGTGGAAATTCTGGATCACAAACAGTAATACAACAAGACAATTCAGAAACTAAAAAAACAAACCAACTATTAGCAGCATTATTAGGACAAAATGCTAAAAAACCAGAATTATCTCCTGTTGGTTTATACGAAGTTCAATAATATAATATTTATAATAAAACAAAACTATGGGATTATTAGACAAATTGCAATCACAAGGTTCAACCTTAGCTCAAAACAATGGTTCAACCCCAACAATACCAGATTTTGCCAGTTCAAAATTGCATAAAAATTATTCAATTACTGGTGAACCTAATATTGTAGGTAAACCTAAAGAATCACAATTAGATTTAGATAGTGAAATTAATAATAAGTATTTAGAAAACTTACCTTCATAAACATATTAAATGGGACTAGTTAATTTAACAACAAATTTAAAGTCCCTACGTTACGGAAAAGATAGAATAGGAGGAGGATCTAGTAATCAACCTTATATTAAAAGGGATATCCCTGATAGCTTTTCAGATGTAGGGAAAACTGGAGGACCAGATGTCATTTTACGAGGTGGAACTTTAGTACCTGGTAGAGCGGTTAGAGATGTC